CTCCTTCTCGTTCATCACGAACTGGTTCAGCTCCACGCCGCGCCCTTGGCCGATGAAAGCCACAAGCGGGTTCCACTTCAGGCGGGCCTGGAGTAGAGGGGGCAGGGCAGTCGCCTGGGCCAAGTCTTGCAGGGCGAGTCGGAGATTCTCCAAGTCGCCGTTGCGGGACAGGGCGTCAAGGCCCGTGATGATGACAATTTCCAGATCGCTGTTCCCACCGACCTGAGCACCGATGCGCTTGAGCAGCCACGCGGCCACGGGCTTCTGCACGCCAGCAGCAAGCGTCGAGTACGTGCCGCCGAAGGAAGTCTCCAGCTCCATCGCCACGTTCCGAATCTCTTCGGCCGTCACGCGCTCGGCGTCACGGGTCATAGCGCTATTGAGCAGGAAGCCGCGGGCGACCCGCTGCTCGAAGTCACGCAGAGCTTCACGGGCTTGGGCCACGGCAGCGGGGTTGCCGCCTTGTGCAGGCGCGATGTCGGCAGGGACGCCGGGGAGGGCGTCGCCGTTCTTGGAAGCGTTGAGGTCATCCGCGCTGGTCATCCCGGTGGGGTTGACGAGCCAGCGGAATTCCATGCCGAGGATCGCGCCATCGACAACGCCTTCGCTGAGCACGCTGAGGGACTCGAAGTCACCAACGTACTCTTCGACCAAGCCAGTGGCGTAGTCGGCCTCGTCACCCAAGTCCCAAGTCCAGACCTTGTACGGGCAGTCTTCCTTCGGCCACTTGCCGTCGAAGACCCTAGGCAGCTTGATGGTGTTGACCCACTGAGTCATCAGCAAGTCGCCGCCGCTGCGCTCGATGAGGCGGTAGAAGTCCACCTCTTGGTCCTCGCCGAACATGCCTGCCGTGGCGGCACGCACCTTGTCGTCAAGCTCATCGTACTTCAGGCACTCTTTGATGACGAGGGTATGAAGCTCGCCCTTCTGAGTGCGCTTGACACAGAACGTCTTGAGGCCCATGATGCGGATATCGTCGGGCTCGAAGCATGCCAGCACGTTGCCAGCAACCACGAGATGGCGCATGGCGGTGTACAGCTTCGGGCGCTGGGCTCGTGCGTCCAGCTCCTTGATCGCATCGCGCTCCATCTTGGAGAGGATGGGACCGAGAGCTAGTTCGTCCAGGCCCGCTGCCAGGGCCTTCTTCATGCCGGCCTGATTGAGCTGGCCCTTGAAGAACGGGCGGCTCGGCGCGAACAGCGCGAGCATCAGCTTATTGACAACGTGGTTGACCGCCTGGGCTCCGATGGACTGGAAGTCGTGAGATTGGTCGGTTGTCTCGACGTTGAAGCCCGGAGGCAGGCAGACCTTCGGGATGGTGAGTGCGGCGTAGCGTTCCGTGCGGGTCATGAGGGCAGACCTCGTACCCGACAGGCGTTCCCACACAGCGGATGCGGTGTCGCCCTTCATCTTAGACGCTCACGCCGGTTGAGTAGTTGCGGCCGAAGGCGACGCGCTTGCGGTTGCGGCTGGCAGTGGCGGACTCGGAGGAGTCGCCCTGGAGCTGCACGTCAGCGGACGCAAGCGGGGTGGCAGCGGCATCGCTGGCCTTGCCGGCAGCGGCGTCCCGCGCGGCGAGCTGCGACTGCTGGTCAGCGGCTTGCTTCGCAGAGGCCATCAGGGCTTGCTGCTGGGCGGCAGCGGCCTGTTTGGTGTTGGCTTCCTGCGCTGCCGCATTGCGGCCCGCTTGGTCGATCTGGTCTTGCACGCCCGATTGCTTGCGAAGGAATCCCATGGTCTATCCTTTGAGGAGTTGTGTGCCGATGGGCACGAAGCCTGCGGCGATGTAGCGAGGGACCATCATTCCGATCTGGGTATCCCCAGCGACGATGGCGTCACAGTTGTGGTAATCGCGGAGATAGGAGAGGCCGTTGCGGACCACGGTGTCAAGGTTGACCGCCGCATCTTCAATGTCCAATTTCAGGATGATCTGCTCAATCAAGAAACGGGCAGGGCTATACCACACGCTGCCGACATCGACGAGGATCAGGTACTTGCCCATGATCCAGGCCATGTCCTGTCGGATGGCAAACTCGATGTAGCTCACCGCCGTCTCAATATCAGCGAACTTCATCTGGGCAGCGGGGCTGGTGGCGACCATGCGGGCCAGCGCTTTTTCGACAGCGGGGATGTCCCTCTGCGTTGCGCGCCTCATTTGACGGTCCAGCCTTCTTCGAGCATGCCCAGCACATGCTGGATGCCCAGGAGGAAACCTGCCTTCAGGTCCGTGGTAGTTGCGTCCACGCCAGGGCGGGGCAGCTTCGACTTCAGATGGCGCAGGGTTTCCGGTGTGAAGCGGTAGACTTCGCGCACTGTCTCTTGAACGGGAACGGGGTCACTCATTGGTAATCTCCTGTGTATTATGGACACCCCGAAAGGTGCCTATAATACGAGCTAAGAAAAGAAGTAGGTGCTCTGCAAAACGCCCCGGATATCCAGAGTCCCGCGCTCTGGCGGTGCTGGGATCATCGGGTACTTGTCACGCAGCGCGCTGATGGGATCGTGGTTCTCGTACATCCAAACGAACTGCTCACGAATCAACTCGAACAGCTTTTGCGCATCTGCCGCATGGGTGCCGTAGTCGTCATGAATCATGGCGAGCGCATCTATTGAAAGAGCAGATGCGGCGGCTGTTGTGAGGTGCAGGTGTGCAGCATCCATCGAGTGCACGAAGTTCGGAGCCAGTCCTGAGGCGTGCTTCGAGAGGTCGGGCTCGTCAGTCTCCGAGAGAATTCTGATCTGGGCCTGCCCATGGAGCCGGGTCTTGATTCGATAGACCTCTGCCTCGTAGTAGCACTGGCTAGCAGGGAAGCCTGAGGGTGTATCCCAGGAGACTACAGACTCCTCCTCCCGGCCATGGGACTCCTTAACGATGACCCGTGCAGACTTCTTGAGCCACACCATAGCCTCCCGTCCCTTGACTACTACGTCCCCGATGGCAGGCCAGATGAAGGACATGACCAAGCCTGCGGCAGCACGCCACTCCGACTTCTCGAAGCAAGGGGCTTTGCCCTCTGCGAGGTAGTCAGAGATGACGTAGCTCGCTGCCGTGCTATGCGTCACTCCGTAGGGCGTAGTCATGACAGAGCGTTTAACCAGAGAACGGTTTATCCCGTGCGCGAGCCACCTCTGCCGCAGTGATTCTTTCACTGTGTCCTCCAGCGGCGCTGCTTCCATTCGCGCAGTTGTCGCAAGGGCAACGCGGGCGTAAATGTCCTCCATCGTCTGTGATGGAATCAAGTTCGTGGCCTGCCCACCAATCTCGTCCCGCAACAATGCGCTCAAGTTCTGCAACCCGTTGCACGAGCCGTCCATGCTGATCGGCAAATGAGACAGGAAACTGTTCGTCGTATCGTTGACCCACTTCCGATACTCGAAGCACCACGCCAGGAACTGCAAGGGGCTGTCCGCCTCCCGCCACCCCGTATTGCTGAGCGGGTCCGTAGCGAAGCTGAGGATCAAGTCCTGCCTGTCCACCACCCACTGCTGGCGCTCCTCCAAGGTCGCCTTGTCGAAGCCCCACTTGTTTGCCCCTTGGACGTGGAACCAGCGAATCGCTTGCGGCGTATCGAGGGGCTTGCCCTGACTGAAGCGCAATAGCGCCTTCTGCAAGTCCGACCCTTGGGGGTTGAGCCCGTAGGTCATTGGGTACAGACGCCCCCGCGAATCGGCGAAGTGAACGAAGTAGATTGAGGGGTACGCTCGGAACATTTCCGCGGAGCGGGTGGCGCTGTAGAAGCGCCCGTATTTCGTCCCCAAGAGTTTGCGTTCCTCGTACCACGTTGTCATCTTCCTTTTCCATGCCTTGAACTCCTCTTCGCGGAAGGGGTCCAGCGGGGCCTTCTTCTCGTGGGTTGCCAGCCACTCAGGGGCGGCCGGCTTGGGTTGATCGGTGAGGGAGACAATCTCCTTGGTCGAGAAGGACGCAGCCACGGCCACCACGGTGTCGAGCACCTCGGTGTTGACAGCCCAGGCCGTTCGCTGCAAGGCATTGACGGCGGCGAGCACCTTCGGCATATTGGCCTCTCGGTAGAGCGCCCGGTTGCTGGCGCTGGCCCGCACAAGGGCGGGGTTCGTGCGTCGCAGCTCGCGGCTATGGAAGCCGCCATCTGTCGGAGTGACCCAATCTTTTGGCGGCTCCACGCAGGGGCCGTAGACGGGCATGGTGAGGGCCACATACTCCTTGACCTCATTGATGCGGGCCATGACGGAGGGGCTCAGCGTGACGGCGCGGTACTCAGTCTTGCCGTTGACGATGCGGGCGGGAGCCAGCTCGACGAGGCCCGCGTCTTCCAGCAGGCCGAGCAGGAAGAGGCCCACCTGATCGCGGGCACCCCGGGGCCACTCAACGATGATGATGCCTGCGTCCCGGGCCTGCTGCTTGAACACTGTCATGCGGTGGCGCTCGTCCTTGGACATGCGCCGCTGGAAGTCCTGGGCCAGCGTATGGTAGAGGGCTGGGTTGTGGTCCTCGATCTGCGCCAGCACCAGCTCGTGGTGGATCGTGCGGCCGATGTCGTAGGCCAGGGCTCTGTGGTGATGGCTCCCATTGAGCCCGTGCAGCAGCCCGCCAATGACGGTTCGTATAGTCAGGAAAGCCACGGCCTCAAGATCGAGTGAGCGCAGCAGCCCGGAGTGGGCCTGCCGTAGGCTGGCACTGCTCTTGTTGATGGCAGCGTCAGCAGCAGCGGCCAGGGGGAGCACGTAGTCACGGAACAGTTCTTTGGCATACGGGTTCTGGTGGGCACGCCCCTGCTCCTCTGCCTTCGCCATCATGCCCTCGGCGCGCTTGATGCCGCCGTAGAACATCCGCTCCTCGTTTTGCATCTGCGTCAGCAGGGGTTCGGTCATTTGCGGCCCAGCTCCCGGCGCATACGCGCGCCCATGAGGCACTTCATTCGGTCGGAGCTGAGTCCCAGCTTCGGGCCGATGAGGGTAAGCATCGCCAGCACATCAGCAATTTCTCCCTCGACACCCGCCTTGGTGCTGCTGGTGGCGTGGAGGTCGTGCTTCACGAGCGCGGTAATGAGTTCGCCGCACTCCTCGATGGTCTTCTTCACGTTGTACTTCATGCGTCGGGTTCCTTCTTGTCAAAGCGGATGCCCTTGAACCGAGGCTCGCGCAGCTTGCCGTCCTCGGTGATGCCGAGGCATTCGATTTCCACGATCTGTCCCAGGCTGGGGGCAGCGGCCCACTCATGGGGAACGCCACTGCCGACCCAGGTGGTCAGGCCCTTGTACCTCACGCCGACTGTGTACACGGGCCGGCCGGTCTTCTCACCGACTGCCTCTTTCAGCTCGACGCAGAGGAGGTCCAGGCTGAGCGTCGGCTTCACCTTGACAATCTCACCGTTCTTCACGAGGACGGGGGAATATCCTGCGCCGCAGTCCCGGAGGATCGCGCCATCATATCCGCCAAGACCCTGGAGAGCGAGGGCCTCCTGCATGATGGTGCGGTCTGTGGTGAAAGGAATGGGCTGCACCGTTCGCACATAGCAGTTGTCGGTGCTGCCCACTTCAGGGAGCAGGGATTGCAGGTTGGACAGGCGCTGGGCATAGGGGAGGTTGGACTCCAGGCGGATAGGGAGGATGTCGTTTGCCATGAACCACAGCTTGCTCGGGGCGCGCTTGCGGAACTGGCCGCTAATCGTGGGGAAGCTGAGGTCTGGGTGCCACACCTCGCCAAGCACGATGAACGGTCCAAAGTTCACCCAGCATGCCGCGGCCTCTTGCAGCTCGGCTAGGATGTGGGCACAGGAAGTGGTATAGTCCTCACCGGTGCGGCTCAGCATCTGTGCCTCGTAGTCCGTGATGACGGCCATGCCGAAGCAGCCATCATACTTGCGCTGCGCCAGCCAGCCGGCTTCCCAGAGCGCCTGTTCATCGGCCCACTTCTTGCGAAATTTTGAGGAAAGTTTGCCGAACTCCACTGCCTTGAGGATGAGGGGGTCAGCCACGGTTCCAGCTCTCATTCTGCCACAGTGCGGCGCTGATCTTGGAGCGCATCATGCCGATGGTGTCGGTGGCAAGCACGCTCTCTTCAATGCGGGCGTACAGGTCGGCCTTTTGTTCGTCGGGCCAATCGGTCAGCAGGCGGGCGATCACCTCATGGGTGGCGTACTCGCTGCTGGTGATGTTACGCTCTGCCACAATGAGCAGAACGAGGGTAAGGGCAAGGCCGTGTTCAGTCATGGGTACTGGTGAAGGTGAGGATGAGAACAAATACTGCAATGAAGATGCACACGATCCCGGCAGCCACAAGCCAAGCGTTCACAGCAGCCCCCGCTTCTTGCGCAAGGCCATCTCCAGTTGGAACAGCGCCCCGGTGGCGATGTGGGCCAGCTCCAGCAGCCCCGTCTCGCCGTCCGTGGCGAACTCGCGCACGTCCTCAGGATGGGCAATGGCTTCCTTGGCGGCGTTGATCTGGTGCCGCAGTTGGGCCGCCCGGTAGCGGGCCTGGAAGGGCTCCACAGCCTGCCAGGAGCCGCGCTGGTAGGGTACTGGCTGCTTCTTCGTCACGGCCCACTGGAGGACTTCTACGACCCCTTCCAAGGCATGCGGCATATCGTCGAACAGGAGCGTCATGTCGAGCTTGGCGGTGTCGTCCTTGCGGCCGGGCACCGGGGCAACCCACGGGTTCAGGTTGCTGCCCCACTGGCTGTTGAGGGGGCGCGCACCCTCCGGGGCGGTGATGCGGTCAAAGCGCGGGTGGCCGGCGAACGGGTTCTCGGGCTCGCAGCGGCTGTGGTCACGGTCGGTCATTGGTATCTCCGGTCGGCCGCACAGATGCGGGAGCATCCGTGCAGCGGGTCTTAGTTGCTGAGCAGCGACTTGCGCTTGCCCTTCGAGTTGTGCGTGTAGCGGTCACGCGCCCAGCCACCGCAGCCCTTGGCCGCGCACTGGTACTGCTGGTACTTGCCAGTCTGGGTAACGACGAAGCCATCCTTCCGCATGTGGGCAGAGCCGCACTTCGGGCAACGAAGCGTCTCGTCGTCATCATCGTAGGCGTTCACGTTGGGGTGCCCTTGGATGTACGGGCGCAGCTTGAGGTACAGCTTCTCGGTGGCAACCACGTCGATGGGGTTGTACTTCCGCATCGTGGCCCAGGCCTTCGGGTTGTCCTTCAGGCACTCGACCCACAGCAGCATGCCGGGGAAGGCAGAGTGCGAGGACTTCGGCGTGTTGGTGAGCTTGGCGCTCAGCCACTCCAGCTTGTTGCTCGTGAAGCGTGCGATCTTGCGAGCTTCGAGCATCGTATCCACGACCTTGAAGGGGCGCGGCGGCGGCATGCCTGCCTCGATGAAGCGTGCGTTGATCTTCTTCACGTCAAAGCCCACGCCGTTCTGTGCGACGATGATGTCAGCCTCGTTCATGAATGCCCACAGAATGTCGAGCAGCTTGCGGTCATCCCGAAGATCGGCTTGACCCGCCACGTCATGGCAGACCGTGTTGCGTTCGTCCAGCCACTTGTAGCTGATCGAGAGGATCGACCAGTCTTCGAGAATCTGGTGGATTCCTACGTTCTGCTTCCCCAGGGACCAGATATAGGAGACAATCGGAGCTGTCTCGATGTCGAGAGTCCCGATCCGCACGTTATGTTTCTTTGCCATCTGTCG